GACCTTGCGCTGATAGAGTTCGTATTCGGTCAACCAAGGCGACAGCCCGAACAGAGCGGCAACCTCGGACGCCCCGACCACGCGCGCGCGGAACTCGGCGTCGGTTTCTATGCGGACGGGCGCGTTCACAGCCCCAGCCTCGTCACGATGAATGCCAGCAGACAAATCGGCGTCAGGCCGTAGATCGTCAGCTTCGCGAGGAAGGTCGCCGTGCCGTTCGCGGCGCGCGGTGCCCACGCATACGCATCCAGATCGCGCATCGCTTGGGTGCGGGCGACACTGATGTCGCGCCAGTCGAGATTACGCATGACGAGCCTCCCTGTTCTTTTCCCAGCGAGCACGAAGTTGATCAGCCTGAGCTTCTATTTCAGCACGCTCTTCAGCCATGCGATCGGCGAAGTCAGACAGCCTACGGGCTGCTTCGAGAGCGCCGGGGATCGGCGGGACAAGGGTGAGGGCGTTCATTGCCGACGCTCCAGCGCTTGCTCGCCGGCATTCGAGATCAGGCCCCCGCAAACGGTCGCCACGATCCCGAGAAACCAGTGCCCGTTGAAGATCAGCAGGCCAGCAGTCGGGATGATGACGTAAAGGTCAAACCGGTTGGCCCGGCGTGCGAACCAGAAGTTCATGCGACCTCTCCCTTTGCTTGGGCGAGCACGCGCCGACCGAAGGTCACCGGGCAGTCCTCAGTGTGCTCGATCAATGAGCAATCCGGGTGCTCCGCATCGCAGAACTCGCATTGAAACATGACGGGGCTGGACGGGAAGCGCCCATGCCAGCCGATGCGCTCTTCCAAGGCGTTTGAGCCAAACAGTTTGCCCAGCGCCTCCAGAAGCTCAGCCTGAGAGGCAATCCTGTGGGAGGCGAAAGACTGGACGAAATACCATGGGTCATGTTGGCCAGCCCGCACCGCATAGTCGGACGGGGACGACAGTCCCATGCGTGCAATCTCAATGCGAAGGTCCGCCGCCCTATCCCGATCGGCTTGAGTAACAGGGACGGTCATGCTGCACCTGTGGCGCGGGCGATGGCGGCGCGGGCGATCTGGCGGATCTCCTGAATAGTCCGCTCATTCGCCTCTGGCGCGGTCATGCACGGGCGGTCGGTTTCGTGTTCCTCGATCTCCTCCAGAGCCTTGATCAGGTCCGGAGCATTCACAAACAGCCGCGCATATTCGCGAGGGAACGCGCCCTTGTCGTCCAGCCGGGTCAGATGACCGGGAACCTTGCCTTCGGTCAGGATGACGAAGCCATCGGCGCCGAATAGCTGTTTCTGGTAGAGCGCCATTATGCCGCCCTTCTTTCGCGCCCCAACCCCCGAAGCTTGTTCGCCTCGGTCTGGTTGATGAGTTCGCCGTCGAAGGTTGCCGAGCGAATGCCCGCCCCAGCCGCCTGAACCATCTCCGGCGAGAGCAAGTCGGACAGCCATTGACCCTTGCGGATGTGGACGCCCGCCCCGTTGATCTGCGCGCGGATTTCCGGCGACATGCGGGCGACAAGCTGGCCGTCTGCAAAGCGGAACTCGGACCAGCGACCAGAGACGGCAATCTCCCGCTCGATCCGGAGACGGTCCGAGGGATTGGCGCGCCATTGGGCGGCGAGTTGGCGGGCGTTCATGCTACCCTCCCTTCTGCCCGCCGCCGAGCCTTATGCGCCAAGTTGTGTTTACGAGCGCAGGTCCGGCAGATCCTTTGACCATTGCGCACAACGATGTTGTCGCCCGAGAGCGGATGCCCATAGATGCACTCTGTCTTCCGCGCGTTGACCGCAGAGAAAGAGTTTCCCCGTCGAGTGTTTTCTGAGGGGGTTACGGGCTCTAGATGCGCCGGATTGATGCATGCCCTATTACGACAAAGGTGATCAATCACCATCCCTTGAGGAATTGGCCCGTTTGCCATTTCATAAGAGACGCGGTGGACTGGGACGCCCCGACCATTCACCCAAATTCTGGCATACCCCTTTTCAAGGGGGCCAACCCATTCGATGCAATCACCATTGGTGCGCGTTCGCTCGGCGATGCGCTGCGCAATCGGGACGGGTTGAAAGCCAATCCTTCCCTTTTGAACGTTCCAGCCCTGCTTGAGTTTGACGGGGGTCACTTGGACGCCCCTTCGCGAACGAAACGGGCAATATCGGTGGCGGCCTTGAATGCGGCAACCACCTCTCGCAGCGGAATGCCCTTCGCGAGCTGTCCGCGCGCAATATCAGCAAGTCCACTGTCGATCGCGAGAAGCTGGCCAAGGAACTGCGCCTCGGCTGCGTCAGGCTTCCAATTCGGCTGCGTCGCCATCGTTCACTCCCATTCGCGGTGGCGTGGCCATCCGCGCTGTGGGAGTGTGTCTATATGCGCATACGTATAAACGCAAGCGCTATTTTATGCGTTGGCGTATTTTTATGCGCGGCTATTCGGGGCGGTAGGAGCCAACCACTAAGCCGATGATCCGAATGTCAACGACCTCCGGCCCGGGATCATCCATAGAAAACGGAACCTGAAATGCCGGGTTCGTCGATCGTGGCACCAGCCACTCTTTGCCGGCCTGGTCGCGCAGATATTCCTTCACGGTAGCCTCAAGCTTGCCGTCCGATCGTTCACGAACAACCACAACGCGTTGGCCCGAATGGGCCACCACGCCGTCCAGGGTTGAGATGCAATCGAGGATGGTCCCGTGCGGATACACCTCGTTCATGCTGTCGCCCTCGACCTTCAGGCCAAACCGGCGCCCAGCTTCCGCGCGCACATGGTCACCGCCTGTATAGGGCTCCCACTGCTCCTCTGGCCACTCGTATGCTTCCACCCACACACCCGCCGCAACGGCGCCTCTCACCATGAACCGGCTTGAGGATGGCACAAAGGAGACGTCCGACTCGCCGCCAAGGAACTGGCGGATGTCTTCTCCAGCCATCTCGGCCAGGCGGGCCAGCAACGGCGGGTCTGGCATCGAGCCTTTTTCCCAACGCGAAACAGACGCTTGGGTGACGCCAAGCAACTCGCCAAACTCAGTTTGGTTCATCTGCCGGTCGAGCCGGATGGCTCTGATCTTCTGCGCGAGGTCAGGCATATCGGGCGCGTACGCCGACCAGGGGCGCGGTCCAACACGCCTGCGCATAATGGCACTTGTCACGTTATACGCATGCGCATATACAACAGCGCATGGACGTCAAAGAGACCCGCAAGGCCCTTGGCCTCACGCAAACCGAGCTAGCCGAACGGCTGGGTGTCACGCAGGCCACCATTTCCCGGTTCGAGACTGGGGAGATGGAACTCGACAACAGGACCAAGCTCGCGCTGGAGGCTCTTCGGCTCAAGGCAGCAGCCTGACCATGCCGGGGGGACTTTCCGCAGCCGCGATCCGCGCGCAGCGTAGCCTGCAGGACTGCGGCGTCATTCGCATCCGTCGCGCGACGCAGGAACCGTTCGCCGAGTTGGTGCGCGCCAAGATCGCACAGGTGATCCGCCGCGATCCCGATAACAAATGGGCGGACATCGCCCTTCGCAATCACCATCGCAGCACGTCCCCCCGCTGCGAGCCCGCCGCTGTGTCTAAGCCTCCGGCGGCGGGCGAATTCCCGGTGGTGTCCCGATGACTGAATGGGATGCCGCAATCGACGACCCCACGCCCGGTCAATCCGGCATGGCCTTCCTCGCGCTGGTCACCGGCCTCGCGTGGCTCGTCTGCGCGCCCTTCGACCTCCTCGCGAGCATTCGCAAGCGCGGTGGCGCGAAGAGCGATGACGGCTGCGAGGGGGCCGATTGGGGCCGTGAAGTTCCGAATTACATCCATAATGACAACGCAGGTGCAGCATGAGCGATGGGCAAATCTACCCCCGCTACCGAACCGTTTCCGCAACGATGCTGATCGAGACGCTGGGCAACAGCCTCCAGCGGATCAAGGACGAGGACGGGGCAACCGACGCCGACATTGGGCGCATCCTTGGCAAGAGCAAGGACAGCGCAGAGCGCCACCGCAAGGGCATCGGCGACATGGGCGCGGTGTCTTTCCTGCTGGGCTGCGCTGCGTGGGACGGGCGCTTTGCCAATGACGCGCTTGCGAAGGTTGGCATGAAGCTGGTCCCGCTCGCCACCAGCGGCGCGGCGAATGACCGCTCCTGGTCGTCCGACCTGACCAAGCTGCTGCTCAAGATGTCGCTGGCGCTTGAGGACGGCAATCTCGACGACGACGAACTCGACTCCATGGCGGCGGAAATCGAAGGCGCCGGCCGGGCTATCGACCAGATGCGCCAGCGCCGCGCTCGCTCGCGAGGTGCGGCGTGACAATGGTCGTTCCCGCGGACATCGACGCGACCCTGGCCGAACGCGGCAGCCGCTACGGCAGCTTCACCGAGCATGCGCGCATCACACAGGCGATCAAGACTGCGATGGCCGACAGCCCGAATTGGGCCTCGCTCGATCCCGACATGCGAGAGGCGCTGGAGATGATCGCACACAAAGCGGGGCGCATCCTCAATGGAGACCCGTCCTACCATGACAGCTGGCACGACATCGTGGGCTACACGAAGCTCGTTGCGGATCGGTTGGTCGCATGATCGTCTACGCCGCCATCACCTACACCACCGCCGTGCTCGGCATCGCCGCATGCTGGGGCTGGCTCCGCACGTTGCGCGAGAACCGTCGGCTACGGGGCTGGGCCATCCATTGGGAGCGCCAGGCCAAAGACCTAGCCGGCGTCCTCGCGCGCAATCAGGCCGCATCGCGCCGCGGTTCGCATGCCCGCCGCTGCCAGATCGCGCAGGAGCGGGATCTGATCGAGACGAAGGCGGCGCAGCTTCGGCGGGAGTTGGGGCTGTGAGCTACAAGAAAATCTGCGAAGGCTGCGGCGAAGAGTATCTGCGCCCGACTGGACCCAACCGGATCACAGATGAGCGCTGGGAAGCACGCCGCTTCTGCAATGCGCGTTGCGGGCTCCACGCAGCTGGCAAGTCGAGCGACGGCAAGGGCGCCGGCCAGAAAGAGGCCGGATACGATATGCGCATGGGTGCGGCCGTTGGCAGCAATGCCCTGCGCGAGCGGATCATCGCCATGTTCGCGCGAACGGCCAACGCGAACGGCATCAGCCTTGAAGAGGCTGCGCGCCTGCATCTGTGCCCGAAAGCCGCCTAGATGCGCCGCGCCGGGGGATACGGGATCAAGGTCCAGACCAGCGCCGAAGCGATGGTGCGCCTGAAGGTCGATCTGGCGAACATGCCGGATGACAGGCTGTTTGCCGCGACGGTGGAGAGCTTGGCGCCGCGGTATCGGGTGAAGGCTCGGGAACTGGAATGCGTGCTGCTGGCGTCGCAGGATAGCCGGCGCAGGTTTCTGGCCGAACAGGAAAAGCAGGCCATCTGCCGCGAGTTTGGCAATGGCGCGGCCGCGAACCGGAATGGCGAACCCCGCGCAAGCAATCCGCACCGCCCGAGTGACCCGCTCTACGATGCGTGGGCGTCGGGCTGGGACGAAGAAGAAGGCCCGGCCTTCAAGGTGGCGGCGCAATGAACGCCTTTGCCCACTTCCCGGCCGACGAGCCGCTGCGCGAGACGCTGGATCCGGGGATATGGGTCGAGCCCCGCGACAAGGATGCGACCGCGGAAATCACCCGCCAGTCCGCGCTTGTGAACGTCCTGCGCAAGCATAGCCGCTGCGTCGTTTGGGCCGTTCCAAATGCCGCGCGCTCCGAATCGGCCAAGCTGCGCCAGCATCGCGAAGGTGCCGTCTATGGCGCCGCCGATCTGGTGATTACTTGGGCTGGCGGTGTCGCGTTCGTTGAGATGAAAGACGGCAAGTCGATGCCGCGCGATAACCAGGTCGCGTTTCTCAACCGGCTGCACGCCCAAGGCCATCACGTCTGCGTCGGTCGCACGCCGTTCGGTGTGACGCGCTGGCTGCGCGCGATCGGCGCTCCTGTGCCGGAGATGCGGTCGTGAACCTCGACGAAGAAATGTTCGCCTATTCGCAGGCGCTACAATTCCGTCACGTCGCGCGCCTCGTTGCGGCCGGCGTCAAGACGCTGCCGGAATTCAATGCGCTGGGCTTGCTCGGCTTCGCCCGCGTCGAGATCGACAAGAACGACCGCTGGCAGCCAATCGAGGGCGGAAAGCCCATGCTTCTGGTCGCCGTGGTCGAAGAAGGCGTGATCGTCGACATCGTGGCGTTCGATCCTGCCGATCCAGACTTCTGGGCGCTGCGCACTGGCAATGGTTGGGCATTGGGCGCCGACGCCGTGACCGAAGCCGCCTCTCATTGGGACGATAAGCCCCTCAAGATGCACGCGACGCCATTCGACTGGCTCCGCGCCGACGGCGAGGGCTGCTGCATCATCGACGGCTATAGCCAAGCCGCTGCGGCTCGCGTGCGCGAATGCCCGGCGCTTGAGGTGGCCAGCAACAATCTCGCCCGCGCGCTCCGGCTGCACCTCACCAAACCGCCGGCGCTGCCCGAGATCATCATCAACGACGGAGGCGCGCGCCATGCCGCGTAACGTCGCCAATGATGAGGAATTCGAGCCGCCCGCGTATATGGATGAAGTCCCGTGGGAGCCACCCCCGGGAACGCGGCCGATCAATACGGAGCCTCTCCCGCTCCAGTATTTCGACGACATCCAGCCGCAGCTCACCGGGCTATGGCTGATGAAGCGTCTGCTGCCCGCCACGGGCGTCGCCGTGCTCTATGGGCACCCCGGATGCGGCAAGACCTTCCTCGCGCTGGATTGGTCCATGCACATCGCCCTAGGTCGAGACTGGCAGGGCCGGAAGGTCAAGCAGGGCCTTGTGGTATATCTCTGCGCGGAAGGCGTCTCAGGCTTGCGCAATCGCGTCGAGGCATTCCGGCGCCACCACAAGGTCGAAGGGGCATCATTCGCGCTTATTCCTGTCGCGATCGACATGCAGGCACCTGATGCCGACGTGAACCGCCTCATTGCCGCTGTCCGCCAGGCCGAAGAACATTTCGGCGAGCGAGCGGTGCTTGTCGTCATCGACACCATCTCCAAGACCTTCGGCGCCGGCAAGGAAAACACCGACGACATGGTGACCTACGTCGCCAACTGTCAGCGGGTCAGTTCGGAATTGGAGGCCCTCACAATGGCCGTCCACCACCGCCCGAAGGATGCCGAAAGCGAGGATCCGCGCGGCCATTCCAGCCTCAAGGGCGGCTCGGAAACCGTCATCATCGTGGAGGCCGGCGACACCAAGAAGCTGCGCGTGACCAAGCAGAAAGACGGTGAGGACGGCTTGGAGATGCTGTTCAAATTGAAGGTCGTCGAGCTGGGCGTGGACGAAGATAACGAGCCCGTCACGTCGTGCGTGGTCGAGCCGACGGACATCGATCTGGTGCCCCGCGGGGAGTCGATCGCATCGAAAATGACGCGCCTGTCGGACAAGCAGCGGGCGGTTTTCAATAGCCTCAATGAGACGTTGGAGCGCGCCGGAATCTACCCGCCAACCGAAATTCCAGACGCGGATTTGAACCGCATTCGGGTCGGAAAGGTCGTCAAAATCGAGGATTGGCGGACAAGGCACATTCAGACGTCCGGACAAGGCTCGGACATAAAGCCGGACAGCCTGCGCAAGGAGTTTGATCGCGGCCTAACGCGCCTGAAAAATGATGAAATTGTAGGGGTTTGGGGTGATTTTGCGTGGCGCAGGTGGGAGAATGTCGGACAGTCCCGGACAAGTCCGGACAAATCGCCGGACAACTTCAACAATCAGGATCGGACATCTCGGACAAATTGGGGTCCCCCTAAAGGGGGAACCCCCGCTTTGTCCGGATCGATGTCCGACGATGCCCCGGGCGCTTTGTCCGACCCAGGAAGTCCCCCGCCGTGGATGGACGAGGCGCCGTGGCCCGAACCGGAGCCAAACATGGAACCCGATCGCGAACCAGATTTGGACTGGATGGATAACCCAGTGCTCAACCGGGATTTTGGAAAAGGAGACGAGTGATGGCTTACGGTGATTACGCAGATTGCGCGGCGCAGGCTCAGAACGCCCAGATGGCGGGCGGAGGCATCGCGGCTGGCGATCCGATGAGAAATGCGACGTTGGCCAAGCAGCAGCCAATGCGCGAGCGGGTCCAGGTTGCTCACAAGCGGGCAACGGGAATTGTCGCCATGCTGGCGAACCTGACCAATGCCGTGATACTGCCGAGCGTGCTTTCAGGTGACGGGCAGAGCATCGATCAGGTCAAGGACTCCACCCTGAGCGGCGACATCGATGAACTGGCCCGCGCTATCAACACGATCGAGAGCCAGGTCGCAAAACTGTCGATCGCCATCACCGGCGCCCCATGAACCGGGATTTTGGGGAGGGGTGATGGACCTGCTGCGAACCTTCCTCCGCGCCATAGCCAGGGGTGCGGGATGGACGATTGGACGGGATCTGGTGCGGTTTTTCGAAGGGAGGCGATGATGCGGGGACGGCCAGCCATCCAGGCGCAACGCATTCGCAGCATGGCTTGGGATATGCATTCAGCAGGTGAGCGGGTGAACAAATCACGCATTGCGCGCGAACTTCACGCGCCCATTCGCACGGTGTTTCGGGTCCTGAAAAAAAATGCGCGGCATGAATTTTGTCATATGCCGGAAGCTATTTCGTTGGTGTAACTGGTCATCCGCCATGAGCGCGGAAACCATCATCGTCATGATCGCCGCGCTCCTGTTTCTCGCAGGAGTAAACATCATGTCCGCAGCCCTCGATCGCATCACCGCATCGGTCAATTCCGCCGTCGACGCGCTCAACGCCGCGACCACGGCCGCACAGAACAACCCGAACAATGACGCTGCCCTGTCGCAGCTTGCCGACAATCTCGATGCTGCTGTGACGGCCTATCACAACGCCGTTCAGCCGACCGCTTAATCCATGCCCGGGGGGGCACAGGATAAGCCGCAAGGGAGCCCGGACAGTCAAGCTGATCCGGGTTCTCGTGCTGCGTCTAAAGTAGGGGCAGGTAGAAAAAAGACCGGTGGTCGGACCAAGGGTACGCCCAACAAGACCACTGGCGCGCTCAAGGACATGATCCTTCAGGCGCTGAGCAACAAGGGCGGCATCAAATACCTTGAGCAACAGGCAGATGAGAACCCGACCGCATTCATGACCTTGGTCGGCAAGGTTCTACCGCTTCAGGTCAACGCGGAGCACTCGGGCGGCGTGACGGTCGAGATTGTCAGGCTGACGCAATGACCCGCATTCGCCTCCCTCATAACGGCTGGCGCCCGCGTCATCACCAGATGCGCGCATGGTCGTACCTTGAGAACGGCGGCCGGCATGCCGAACTGATTTGGCACCGCCGCGCCGGCAAGGATGAGATTTGCCTCCATTGGGCCGCCATCGCCGCTCACCAGCGCGTTGCGACTTACTGGCATATGCTGCCGGAAGCGTCGCAGGCCCGCAAAGCCATATGGGAAGCGATCAACCCTCACACGGGCATTCGACGGATCGACGAGGCATTCCCGCATGAACTGCGTGCCACGACCCGTGAGCAGGAAATGCTCATCAAGTTCAAGTGCGGCAGCACTTGGCAGGTCGTCGGCTCGGACAATTTCAACAGCCTGGTCGGCTCGCCTCCTGCGGGCATCACCTATTCCGAATGGGCGCTGGCCAAACCAACGGCCCGCGCCATGCTGCGTCCGATCCTGCTGGAGAATGGCGGCTGGCAGCTGTTCATCACGACCCCGCGCGGCAAGAACCACGCCTACAACACCTATACAGCGGCCAAGGGCGACATGGCGGCCGGCAAGCCCGTATTCGCCCAATTGCTCACCGCGAACGACACGGGCGCGCTCACCGCTGAGCAGCTTGAGGAAGAGCGGCAGAGCTACATTAACGATTATGGCGAAGAGGCTGGGGAAGCCTATTTCCGCCAGGAGTATCTGTGCGATTTCGACGCGGCGATCCTGGGCGCGATCTTCGGTTCGGAAATGCGCCGGGCGCTTGATTCAGACCGCATCTGCAAGCTCGATATCGATCCGAATGTCCCGGTCGAGACGGCGTGGGATCTTGGGCGCACCGATGACACGGGGATATGGTTTTTCCAGCGTGTCAGGGGCGAGAAGCGCTTCATCGACTATTACGGCGCGAGCGGGCTCGACATCCCCGATTATGTCGATGTGCTGCGACAGAAGGGCTATCGCTACGGCGATCACTGGCTACCCCACGACGCCAAGCCGATCACCCTCGCGAGCGGCGGCAAGTCGATCTACGAACAGCTTTATACGCTGGGCGTCAAAGGGCGGATCGTCCCTCGTCTGACGGTGCAGGACGGCATTCAGGCTGCCCGCATGATCTTCCCCGTCTCCTATTTCGATATGGACCGGTGCGCGGACGGGATCGAATGCCTGCGCGCCTATCAGCGCAAATGGAATGAAGAGACGCGCACCTTCGGCCAGGCGCCCTTGCATAACTGGGCCAGCCATGGGGCGGACGCTTTCAGAATGGCGGCTGTGGCGATGCGCGATGGGGATGCGGCGCCCACCAAGCCCGCGCCGCCCAAGACGCTGGAAACCATGAGCATCAACGAATTGTGGGAGCGCACCCGCGCCAGCAACGGAAGGAAACGGATATGAGCGTCCATGAAGCAATCAGCCAGGCAACGTCTGGTCAGGCGATCGACCTGAGCAGCGCCGATTACGACATCAGCGGCAAGCTATCGATGCGCGGCATTTTGGTCGGCGTGGCTGGCAACGTCGTTGGTCGTCTCACCCATGACGCCGCCGATGTGACCTATCCGTTGCAGGCTGGCGAGCATCCATTGCGCTTCGTCATCATCCGCAAGACCGGCACCACCGCAACCGGCTTGGTGGCGCTCTTCTGATGGCCAAGTCTCCGCAGAAATCGGCCGATGTCGCCCGCTTCCTGCGGATCGTCGAGGCGTATGAGAAGAAATACGAGAACGAGTGGCACAAGCGCGCCACCAAGGTGATCGATCGCTTCTCCGACGAGCGCAAGGAGATCGAGAACACGCGCTCGCGGTTCAACCTGCTATGGTCGAACGTCGAGACGCTGAAGCCCTTTCTCTATTCTAACACGCCCAAGCCGATCGTGCAGCCTCGCGTGGATGAGGATGACGAGATCGCCGCGATGGCGTGCCAGGTTCTCGAACGCGCTCTGACCTTCTTCGTGGCGGAAGAGCATTTCGGCTCGACGCTGCGCTATGCCCGCGATGATTATCTGCTGCCGGGCCGTGGATCGGCATGGGTGCGCTACGTCCCCCACATGAAGCCCGCTCAGGTCGAGGATGTGAGCGAGACGCCGGCCGATGAAGAGGACGGTGCGGAGACACAAGAGCCGCAGGAAATCGTGGCGTTCGAAGAGGTCATCCCGGATTTCGTGCTGTGGCGCGATTTCGGCCACACCGTGGCGCGCACCTGGGAAGAGGTGGATTGCGTCTGGCGCCGGGTGAAGATGAGCCGCAAGGCGCTGGTCAAGCGCTTCGGCGATGTCGGCGAAAAGGTCTCACTGGACTGCTCCGCCACCACAGACGGCAAGGTCAAGGAGCCGGACGAAGATAACGATCGCGCCGAGGTCTACGAACTTTGGTGCAAATCCGAGAAGCGCGCGGTGTGGTTCACCAAGAGCTATCCCGAACTGCTGGATGATCAGGAAGATCCGCTGCGCCTGCCGCATTTCTTCCCGTGCCCACGTCCGGTCTATGCCACGCTGCGTACGGACAGCCTCGTCCCCATTCCCGATTATATCGAATATCAGGATCAGGCACGCGAGCTGGACGACCTGACGGCCCGGATCAACGCGCTCACCGATGCGGTGAAGGCGGCTGGTGTCTATGACAAGAACGTGCCCGGCCTCCAGCGGCTGTTGGACGATGGCCACGACAACACGCTTGTTCCGGTCGATAGCTGGGCGGCGCTGGCGGAAAAGGGCGGTCTCAAGGGCGTGATCGAACTCCTGCCGATGCAGGAAATCGCCGAAACCCTGATGATCCTCTACAAGGCTCGTGATGCGGTCAAGGCCGACTGCTACGAGATCACGGGTATGTCGGACATCATCCGGGGCAACACCGCTCCGGAAGAGACGGCGACGGCGCAACAGATCAAGTCAAATTTCGCCACCAAGCGGCTCGCGGAGCGGCAGGCGGAGGTCGAGCGCTTCGCGCGTAACCTGATCGATATCATGGGACAGGTCATTGCTGGCCTGTTCTCGTTCGAGACGCTGGCCAAGATCACCGGGGTGAAGCTGATCCCGGACCAAGCGACGAAACAGCAGCTCCAGCAGCTTCAACAGGCTCCCCAGCCCAACGCTCCACCCATCCCCAAGGATGCGATGGAGGCCATGACCAAGCCCACGTGGGAAGAGGTCATGCAGCTATTGCGCGACGAGCCCAGCCGGCGCTTCCGGATCGACATCGAGACGGACAGCATGGTCGCCGCCGACGATGCTCAGGAACAGCAGGCGCGCACGCAATTCCTCGAGATGGCGGGTCAGTTCCTCAATCAGGCGATGCAGGCTGGTGCCGCTCACCCCGAGATGGCGCCGCTCTTGGGCCGCATGCTCATGTTCGGGGTGCAGGGCTTCCGAGTCGGCCGCGATCTGGACGACGCCTTCAAGCAGTTCATCGAGGACATGGAAAAGCGGGCTCAGCAGGCCCAGCAGCAGGGTCCGCAGCCGTCGCCCGATATCATGAAGATCCAGGGCGAATTGAAGCTGAAGCAACAGTCGCAGCAGTTCGACCAGCAGCTTCGCCAGCAGCAATACAAATCGGATTGCGCGCGAGCCGACGCCGATCAGCAGCATCGCCACCAGATGGACGTTGCCAGCGCTCAGACCGATGCGGCGCGCAACGATCACTCGGCGATGTTCGACAGCATGCAGGCGCGCTTCGATGCGCACATGCAGCAGCAGCAGGCGATGGTCACAGCCTCGCTGGAGAAGTTCAAGGCGCTGCTCACGGCCAAGACGCAGATCGAGGTCGCGGAGATCAACGCGCAATCGAAGTTGGACGCGGCTCAGGTGAGCGCGGCCAATCAGGCAACGGAGGACGAGTGATGAACATGGACCAGATCGATAACCAGTATGCTCACCTTCGGGGAGCGCTCGACGCTACCGCGCGTGACGCAGGTCTGAGGAATGCCACTCAAGCGCAAGAACAGCCCGCTCTATCCTTGATCGCTACCCGCCTGCAACAAGTGGCGGCACAGGTGCACGCAAGCGCCCAATCGGCCGATTTGACGGCGCAGCGTACGTTCGGTGAGGCGCCATGCTCGACGGCCGGAGCGGGCACTAATCAACTGAAGGCCTGTGAGCCCAATGGAGCGATCGAGCAGATCAACAGCCTGATCAGCGAGATCAATAATGGCTTGGTTTTGCTCGCCTATGGGCTCGACAGGCTCGATCGGCTGGCCTGATGCCCCTCTATGACTTCAGATGCGAAGACGGCCATACCCGCGAGGAATATCGCAGCTACGAAAAGCGCGACGATCCTGCGGCATGCGAATGCGGCAAGCCTCTCACCCGTGTGTGGCTGCCGCCTCAAGTCATGCGCGACATCGAGGGCTATCAATCCATGGTCGACGGATCGTGGATCGGCAGCCGATCGCAGCACCGCGAGCATTTGAAGCGCCACGGCATGCGCGAGCTTGGCAACGAGAAACCAGACTTCACCAAGCGCGGGCCGACTGTCCCGCGCGATTCAATCCGGCGTGAGATCAAGACATCGGTCGAGCGCATGAAAGCCGAGGGGAAATGGCGTGTCCGTTGAAGATCAGGATGGCGCGCCTGGCGCCGAAACCAGCCTGCGTGATGACCTTGCGTCGGCGATGAATGCCATCAAGGAGCGGGAAGCCGCGCCGGCTGCCGCTGCCAACGAAGATGCGCCACCTGCCGCCGATAAGCCCGAGGCTGACGACAAGCCCGCGCGCTCCGATGGGCGCAACGAGCGTGGCCAGTTCGCCGGCAAGCCGAAGGAAGCGGAGGAGGCGCCCGCAGCCGAGGCCAAGCCCGCCGAACAGTCCGACGCGCCCAAGTCGCTCCGCCCCGATGAAGTCGCGGAATGGGCCGGAACGCCCGTCAAGGTGCGCGAAGCCTTCCTGCGCCGCGAGAAGGAGATTTCGGCGCTGGTCGGGCGGCAGGACACCGAACGCCAATTCGGTAAGGAGGTCGCGGATATCATCCGCCCCTATCACGACGACATCACGCGCTCCGGAGCAACGCCTCAGCAAGCGCTACAGGTGCTGTTCACCAACCATAAGCTGCTCAATTCGAACAACATGCAGGAGAAGGTGGATACCGCCCGTCGCCTTCTGCATTCGTACGGCATCAATCCAGCGCTGCTCGCCCAGCCTGATCCGCGCTTCCCGCAAGACCCCCACATGCTCGCAATCATGCGCGAGGTAGAAAGCTTGCGTGCCCAGGTCGCACGGCCTCAGCAGCAACAGCAATACGCTCCCTTGCCCCAAGGGCAGGAGGATGGTAATGTCGTATCCGACATCGAGGCGTTTCGGTCCGATCCGGCGCATCCTCACTTTGAACAGGTCTCCGGCCACATGGCCGCCCTGATCGAAAGCGGAGCCGCCCCAGATCTGGAGAGCGCCTATCAGATGGCCGTGTTGGCTCAGCCAGCACTCCGCTCCACGCCTCAGGCCGCACCGGCCTTGGAGACGCAGCGATCCGAACATGCCGCCGCCGCTCGTCGAGCAGCCGTGTCGGTTCAGGGGTCGCCCGGAGCAGCCGGAAATCCCCGCCCCGCCACACTTCGCGATGAGCTTCGTGAACAACTGCGAGCAGCCGGCTTCGGTCGCTGACGCGGGCAAGGGTCAACCATCATGGGTCTCATCAATCCCTCCTCGACGATGAGCGAAATCGTCACGACCACTCTCCGGAACCGCTCCGGCGAGTTGGCCGATAACTACACCAAGAATAACGCTCTCCTGAAGCGCCTGAAGAAGCGCGGCACGGTCAAGCCCGTGTCGGGTGGGCGCACGATCGTTCAGGAAGTCGCATACGCTGAGAATGGCACGTTCAAGCGCTACAGCGGCTACGAAACCGTGAACATCGCGCCGTCCGACGTGATCAGCGCGGCGGAGTTCAACTGGGCCCAGGCTGCCGTCGCCGTCACCATCTCGGGCGCAGAAGCCCTGATGAACAGTGGCGAAGACGCCATCCTCGATCTGCTGGAAGAGCGCGTCAACAATGCGGTTGGCACCCTGACCAACAACATTGCGCTGGACGCCTATTCGGACGGCACTGCCGACGGTGGGCGACAGATCGGTGGTCTCGCGCTCCTGATCGCGAACAACCCCACCACCGGCGTGGTCGGCGGGTTCGACCGTTCCACCACGGCTGCGTCCTTCTGGCGCAACAAGAAGTGGAGCTGCAACTCGGATGGCGGTTCGGCGGCCTCGGCTGCGAACATCCAGTCGAACATGAACAAGCTCTACCTCAACCTGTGCCGTGGCGCGGATCGTCCCGATCTGATCGTTGCCGACAACAACTTCTACAACTTCTACTGGTCTTCGCTCCAGGCGATCCAGCGCATCACCAAGGACGATTCCGATACGGTCGGCGCCGGCTTTGGCGAGCTGCGTTACATGGACGCCGACGTGGTGTGCGATGGCCTCATCGGTGGCGGCGCCCCCGCCAATACGATGTACTTCCTCAACACCAATTATCTGTATTTCCGCCCCCATCGGGATCGGAACTTCGTGCCGATCGGCGACGACCGGCAGTCCAGCAACCAGGACGCGATGGTGAAGCTGATCGGCTTCATGGGCAATATGACCATGAGCAATGCTTCGCTGCAGGGCGTGTTGATCGCGTAATCGGAAAGGAACGAACCAATGGCTTGGACCTCAGTAGATCTTGCCCTGGGCGTCGTCGGCCTGACCGATGTCGATCCCACTCCCGGTGCCGTTGGGCGCTATCCGCAGTTCGGCGCCAAGGTGAAGGGCATTGATCCTTCGCTTGGTGGTGGCGAGTTCATCTTCCTCAAGGGCGTCGCGTCCTTGGCGGTGGGCGATGTCGTCACCTACAACGGCAATACCGGCGCAACCACGCGCTGGGCGGGAACGGCCAATACCGGTGCTCCGATCGCCGTCGCCATCACGACCCCTTCGTCCACCCAGGGCGGTTGGTTCCAGATCGGCGGCAATGCGGTGATCAATTGCACGGGCACTGTCGCGGCGGGAGATCCTGCCTTCTTCAGCGCCACGGCATCGGTCAAGACCGCAGCGGCAGCCGGCAAGCAGGTGATGGGTGCGGTTGCTGATACGGCGAATGGCGCCACGGTCGGCACCATCACGCTCGCCAGCACGCAGGCCGTCTATTCGATCGATCGTCCGCACGTTCAGGGTCAGATCACCTGATCGTCAATCATCCTGCCCCGTCAGCGCTTCGGGGGAAGTCGCTGGCGGGGTGAGCTTCTCGCTCCCCCGGAGATTGAACGATGTCGGACAACTTCTCGGTCGATTGGGCCAGCGTCAACGCCAACATGGGCAACGGCCAAGCTGTTGCGATGGGCAAAGACACCGAATTCGAGGTCACCTTCTACATGGGCAAGATGCCCAATGCGGACCTGACCGATTACACCGAAGTCCCCCATATCCGCTTGCAGGCGCCGGGCTCCAAGACGGTCTACGACCAGCCCGTCCGCATGGACAGCCATCCGAACCGCCCGTCCGATCCGGAGCGCTTTCCGCTCCAATGGGCGGCATTCCAGGCGGGCCAGAATTTTGGCGGCGACGGCACCCCGCTGACCGAATTGGAAGGCATCAGCGAAAACGACATCCGCCGTCTTGAGCTGAACGGCATCCGCACCATCGAGAGCATGGCCCGCGTCGCCGATGGCCATTTGGACGGCCTAGGCTTTGGCGGTCGTGTTCTTCGCGATCGGGCTCGGGCTTATGCCATGGGTCGTCCCACGGTCGACCCGGAGAAGGCCGAGCTCAAGGATCAGGTGAGCAAGCTGACCGATATCGTCGGCGCGCTCATGGAAAAGCTAGGCGGCTCGATCGATGAGCTGATGCCTGCCCCAACCGAAGAGGCGCCCAAGCCGCGCCGGCAGAAGGCTGACGCCTGATGGCAAAGACGCTCCTCCAGATCGCGACCCAGGCGCTGGGGGAGCTTGGCCTGACCGCGCCTACGCTGATCGCATCCAATTCCGACGTGACGGCGGTTCAGATCCTTTCCCTGCTCAACCGGGAAGGGTCTGAACTGGCGGACGTGGAAGGGGGATGGCCACAGCTTCGTGGTCAGCAGTCGATCACGCTCGTTCCCGGTCAGGAGGCGTACAGCTTCCCGACCGACATCCTCTATTACCGCCAGGGCAGCACGTGGGATCAGACGAGCCATTGGCAGGTTGTTGGACCCTTGTCGGATCGCGAGTGGCAGTTGGTGCGCTCAGGGCTTTCCGTCTCGCCTCCGTTTCCGGCACTGCGCTATCGGATCATGAACGACCAGGTGCATTTCGATCCCGTGCCCGGAACGGCCGATACGATCATCTTCGAATATGTCTCGGCCAATTGGTGCAAGAGCAACACCGGCACACCGCAAAGCCAATTTCTGGCCGACACCGACATGCCGATCCTGCCCGACGATCTGTTCGTGCTCGGGCTCAAATGGCGCCTGCTGGCCGCCAAGGGCATGAATTATGCCGAGGAGCGTGCGGCTTATGATGCGGCGGTAAGCCGGAAGCAGGGCCGCGCCTTCAATAACGGGCCGCTCCCGCTCAATCGCCGCCGCTATCGCGGGCAGCTCGATGGCTGGCCACTTGGGCCAATCACAGTAACCACCTGATGCGCAGCGCTCTCCAGATGCAGCGATCCGGCGCAAAACGCGCCGCCGTCACGCGCACGACCACAATTCCGGCTCCCGTCAGGGGACTGAACGCCCGCGACGCCATTGCGGATATGAAGCCGACTGACGCGGTGATCCTCGATAACTTCTTTCCGGCAGTCAGCGACGTGTCGCTGCGCCTAGGCTCGCGTGCCTATGCCACCGGCATGACGGGCGCCGTCGAGACCATCATGTCCTATCGGTCGAACACCACGACCAAGATGTTCGCGATCGCGAGCGGCAGCCTCTACGACGTGACGAGCGTGGGCCCGGTCGGCGCGGCCCAGCTTACCGGATTGAGCAACAGCCGCTGGCAATGGGTCAATTTCGGAACGCCTGGCGGGCAATTCCTGCTGATGGTCAATGGCGCCGATCCGCTCCACGTCTATAACGGTACGAGCTGGTCGACCGAAGGCCTGGGGGCCGGAGCAACGATCAGCTCGATCACCTTCGTTGGCACAACCGCGACCGTGACCACCTCCACGGCGCATGGGCTGAGCGCGGGCAACACGGTCACAGTCACCGGTACAACCCCATCGGCCTATAACGTGTCCGGCGCGGCGATCACAGTCCTGTCATCGACCACGTTCAGCTATACGATGGGCAGCACACCCGCGAGCAATGCGACGGTGGTTGGCTCCTATACCTATTCCCTGGCGGTCACGGGTTTCGATACGTCGAAGGCGATCCAGATCAACGCCTTCGGGCAACGCATCTGGTTCGTGGAGAAAAACAGCTTTCGGGTGTGGTATCTAGCCCTTCAGTCGATCGCGGGCGCTGCGACCAGCCTTGACCTTTCGTCCCTGTTCAAGCTCGGCGGCAGTCTCGCCGGAATGGTGACATGGACCGTCGCCGGCCAGACCGTCACGCAGCAATATGCGGTGTTCGTCTCGACGCAGGGCGAAGTGGTCATCTTCTCTGGGTATGATCCGGCCAGCGCCTCGACCTGGGCTCAGGTGGGAACTGCACGAATTGGTCAGCCGGTCGGCAACCGCTTCTGGACGAAGCTCGGGACGGATGTGGTGATGATTACGGCGGACGGCTTCGTGCCGCTCTCCGAAGTTCTCCAACTCGACCGCAAATCCAATGCCGACGCGATCAGCAACCGGATCGTGAATGCCGCCAACGCCGCGGTGCAATCCTATTCGAGCAATTTCGGCTGGCAGGTGTCGCTCTACCCTATCGGCAACAAGCTGTTCGTCAACGTGCCGCTGATAGAGGGATCGAAATCGATCCAATACGTCATGAACACCATCACCGGCTCGTGGTGCAGCTATTCCGGGCTGAATGCCAATTGCTGGGAAGCCACGCAAAGCGCCATCTATTTCGGCGGCAATGGCACGGTATACCAAGCCGAATATGGCTATGACGACAATGGCACCTCGATCTACGGGACGATGAAGCCCGCGTTCAATTATTTTGGCGCGCCTGGCCTGATCAAGCGCTTCACGCAGGTGAAACCCGTGATCCTGGGCGCCGGCAGCCCGGCCATCCAGATCGATCTTACGGTTGATTTCGCAGATCCGGATCCGACGAGCACGCCGCGCCTCTCCGCTGTCAGCTCCCTGCCGCAGTGGGGCGTCACACCTTGGAACACGACCCGATGGGTGCCGATCCCCCAGGTGATCAGCAACTGGCAGGCGGTTTCGGGCATGGGCATTGCTGCGGCGGCGCGGATGATGGTAAATGTTAAGGGTGCCCCGTTCGCGTTCGAGGCGATCACTTATGCCTATGAGGTCGGCGGCCTGTTCTGATGCTGCTGGAGCCGATCCCGAACAGCAATCGGGTCATTGTCGCGAATGATGACCGGTTGCTGGACTGGATGGCGGCTCGCATCCCGAACATGGTCTCGTCACCTACCGCCCGGGCGATCGGTATTGGAGAGAACGGCGAAATCATCGCCGCAATGGCCGTCCTCGGCGTCAACCAGCGCTACCGGACTGCTGAAGTCGCCATCGCCTCGGATAATCCACGATGGGCTACACGCGGCGCTCTTCGGGCGTTCCTCGGCTATCCGTTCGAGCAATTGGGTTTGCAGCGGATCACAGCGATTTCAGCGGCCTCCAATCATGCCGCGATCAACTTCAACCTGAAGCTGGGTTTCAAGGTCGAAGGGGTGATCCGTCGCGGCTATGGCGACGAGGATTGTATCGTCATGGGGATGCTTCGCGAAGAAGCAGAAAAATGGCTTCGGCCGCCTGTTGCGCCGACGCGCGAAATAGAATAAAGTTCCACCAATCGATGGCGGCATCCGTGCCCCACCATCTCAGCTTGAAAACTGAGGTGGTAAATGGGCGATCTTTTCGGAAAAGACCAGCCAAGCACTCCCGATCCGTATCAGACGGCGCAGGCGCAAACCCAAAGCAATGAGCAGACGGCGAACTATAACGCTGGCCTGAACCGCGTCGATCAATATACCCCATTCGGAAGCTCGGTTTACACCAACAGCGGCACCGATGCCTCGGGCGCGCCTCACTATCGCCAGGATGTGAGCCTGACGCCCTTGGCGCAGCAGCAGTTGGATAATCAGCTCAAGCAGAACGCCCAGCTATCGAACCTTGGCTTCGGCCTTGCCGATCAGGCCGGTGGGTCGCTCAAGAGCCCGATTGATACCTCTGGGCTACCGGGACTGCATGGTGGCGCAGGACCGGGCCAGATCCAGACGAGCATTTCCGGTGTTCCCGGCGTCCAATCCTCGTTCAATCCAGGCGGCCATATTCAGACGCAGATCAGCAATGCCGGTAACATCCAATCAGGTCTCGATTTCTCCGGCGCACCGCAGCTCTACGGGGCGGACAATTTCAACGCCGCCAACATGCGCACTCAGGCGGCCGAATATGCCCAGGCTGCATCCCGCCTCGACCCCCAATGGTCGAACAACCAGCATGACCTTGACGCGAAACTGGCGAACCAGGGCGTCGTTCAGGGCTCGGAAGCATGGCAGCGGGCGCAGGACGAGATCGGCCGCCAGCGCAATGACGCCTACAATCAGGCAGTCTATGGGGCGATCGGCGCGGGCAATCAGGAACAGCAGAATCTGTTCGGCAATAGCTTGGCCGCGCGCCAGCAGTCGGTCGGCGAGACGCAGGCGGCCGGGAACTTTGCCAATCAGGCCGAGCAACAGCAGTTTGGCCAGAATGCGCAGCAGGCTCAGTTCGCCAATCAGGCGCAACAGCAGCAGTTCGGCCAGGATGCGGCGCGGGCGGCCTTCACCAACCAGGCCCAGCAGCAGGCCTATGAGCAGGCCATTGCATCCGGGCAGTTCGCCAACGCGGCCGAAGCGCAGCAGTGGGCGCAGGCCCAGGCGGCCATTCAGGCCGGGAATGCTGCGCGCGCGCAGGGCCTACAGGAGCAGACGAGCCTGCGCGACCTGCCGCTGAACGAATTGAACGCGCTTCGGGCCTCGACGCAGATCCAGAACCCGCAATTCTCGCCTGTGCCGCAGGCGAGCGTCGCCAATACCGACATCAGCGGCGACATCTACAAGTCGGCCCAGATGAACCAGGCCAATTCGAACAACTTCATGCAGGGGCTGTTCGGCCTCGGCGGGGCGGCGCTACAGGGCGCAGGCCAAGCCGGCGGCTTCGCCGCGCTATTCTCCGATCGTCGGCTGAAGAGGGATATTGTCCGGATCGGCTCGACGCCGATTCTCGGCCTGCCGCTCTACGCTTTCTCCTATGTATGGGATCGCGGGAGGCGGGTCGTCGGCGTCATGGCCGACGAAGTCGCGCGCGTGCTGCCCAGCGCTGTCCTTGAGCATCCCTCCGGCTATCGGATGGTCGATTACGGGCAGATTGCGTGATGGCCGGCAATATCCAGAACGTCAGCTTCATGTCGCCAAATGCGGCGGCACTGTTCCCCGACATCGCGGCGCAGGAACAGGCGCTCGCGCGTCGGCAGGCGTTCGTCGACGCGCTGCGCCAGCAGGGCCAAGAGGACATCAACCCGAACGGGGGCGCCATCAGTTGGACGCAGGGCCTCGCGAAGATGCTGAGCGCCTATGCTGCGGGTCGCGGACAGCGGAAGGTCGATCAGGAACAGCTCAAGCTCGCCCAAGCGCTCCGTGGACAAACGGCACCGCTGTTCGGCCTCAATGGTCAGGATGCGCAGGCGCCGGGTCCCGCGCCGGCTAGTCCGCCTGCCAATCAAGCGTCTCCGGCCCCAGCCCAGCAGCCTCCGGGCTATACCAATCCGACCGCGCGCGCCCTTGTCGGCCAAACCGATCAGCGTGGCGCCTATGGCTCGGGCGGCATGGAAGACGACGGCAACCTTCCACCCCCATCCGTTCCGGCAAGCCAGTCGGATACCCCACCGGGTGCTACCCCCCTATCGGTGCCCGGTGGGGCAACCCCTGCCGCGCCGCCGTCCCAAGGCCCGCTACAGATGCCTGGCCTTTCGCCTCAGGAGAGCCAAGCCCGCTACATGATGGACCCGCAAGGGTTCATGCAGCAGCTTCAGGCGTCGTCATCGCCGACGAATGAGATGAAGAACATCGCCGCCCAATACGGATGGGGCACGCCTGAATTTAAGGCGGCGTTGGCGCAAATGAACGCCAAAAACAATTATATCGCCCCGATCAATGCACGGCAGGGCAGCGTCATCCTCGACGCGACGACAAACAAACCTATCTTCCAAACAGCACAGGTCCCGGTCGGCTCGGTCGCCAATTATGGCCCCGATGGCAAGGTGCAGAGCATCACGGCTGTTCCCGGTGGCACGGCGGCGATCCAGGCAACGAAGGCCGCCGAAGCCACCGGCAGCGCGGCTGGCGACCTGGTCGACGTTTACGATCCCACGACCCATCAGATGGTCAAGGTGCCAAAATTGGCCGTTCTCAGCGGGGCGGCAGGTGGTCAGAAACCGTTCGCTGCCGGCGCCCCCCTCGGCGCGCAGAAGGCCTTCGACGTGTCGGGGGGCAACAGCGCGAACGCCTTCCAGGCGATCAGCGATGGCGCCGCCGACGTGCCGAACCGTATCTATGCGCTCAACCAGATGTCGACGTTGGTCAATGACCCGAGATCGACATTCGGCCCCGGCAGCACCCAGTGGAACCACCTCACAGGGTTGCTCGGGACGCTGACCGGAGGCTCGGCGCCATCGGCCAATAATGCCCAGGAATTCAATAAGTGGGCGGCGCAATATAGTGCTCGATCGGCGCAGGAGCTTGGCCTGTCGGGCTCCGATGCGCGTGTCCAGATCGCGATCCACGCCACTCCCAACGGCGAGATGAACACCGGCGCGCTCAAGATGATCATCCCGCAGATGGTCGGCCTTGAGCACGCCAAGCAAGGCTATGCGAATGCGGCCGTCGCCTGGCAGCAGACCCATGGGCCCGACACGGTTCAGGATTTCCGCACCGAGTGGAACAAGGTCTATAATCCCGGCATCTACACCCATATGGTGCAGGGCCCGCAGGCATTCGCGGGCTGGGTTAAGTCGCTCTCGCCGCAGCAGGCCGGGCAGGTCCGTCAGCAATATCTTGCGCTGAAACAGCTTGGCGCTCTGCCCCAATGAGCGGTGATCCCTTCCTTGATGCGCTGAACGCGAAGGCCGGGGCGGCCCCCGCTCCCGCAGCCCCCCCGGCTGTTCGTAACAATAATCCCGGCAATCTCCGCTGGGATGGCCGCTCGCAATGGCAGGGGATGACGGGCGTCGATCCCAATGGGTTCGTCCAGTTTGACACACCCGAGAGCGGCCAACGCGCCCTGTCCATCAATCTGGCGAACCAGGCCAATCTCCACGGCCTTAATACGGTTCGCAAGATCATCGCGAAATATGCTCCGCCCTCGGATCACAACAACACGGACGCTTATGTCGCGAGCGTCGCGGGTAAGCTGGGCGTGGGGCCTGATGACGCGATCGATCCCACCGATCCGCGCGTCAATCAAGCGATGCAGTCGGTCATCGTTCCAACCGAGCAGGGCGGCGCTCCTGCCGCCGCTCCCACTCCGCAACAGCCGGCAACTCCCGATCCCTTCCTTGCCGCGTTGGACGGTGCTACAAAGGGCGGTGGTTCCCCACCTTCTCAATCTGCTCAAGGGATTGGCGGCGGCGGCCCTGATTCCGGTGTTTCCGGTGGCGTACGCCCTGTGGATCTACAATCTTCTGGGGGATCCGGCGCGCCATCGCGGTCGTCGGAAGATTTTGGTGGAACGGGTTCCTGGAGCAACGGATTTAAGATTCTGGGGAAGGCGGCGGAGATTTTTTCGCCAAGCCTTGATGCGCTTGCCCATAATCGGAGTGTTTATGACACGACGCTCGACCACAGCGCGGGATTTCTCACCGGAGTGGCGCAGATACCTGCGGCAGCCCTCAACCTGGGCGGCTATCTCTCTGAAAAACTCGGCGCCAACGATACCGGACACGCCTTCCGGACTGCCGGTGATTTCATCGGACGCGGCTTCACGCCCCTCAGCTCTGACCCCACTTCGGAGGGCTTCCAGGGAAACAAAGCGCTAGGCGAGTTCGCGGCAACCGCGCCGGTTGCCGAGATCAAGCCGCTCACCGCGTTGGCCGAGGCCGGTGACGCTGGAAAGATCGCGCGACTTGTCGCCCGATACGGCGATATGGCTGGGCAGGGCGCAGCCGCTGGCGCGGTTAGTTCCCATGGTAAGGATATGGGCGAGAACATGGCCTATGGTGCCGCGTTCGCGCCTATGGTGGGCGCTGCCGGCGATATCCTGATTCCCCCGGCCCTCAAAGTCGCTGGCGCCGTCTCGAGCAAGGCGAAATCCATAGCGGGCGCGATCCGCGAAGCGGCCGGTGTTGAGGCGCCCGATGCCGCTCAGGCAGCCGTGACGGCACAGACGATCCGCAAGGCCAGCCAGCTTCCGGCCGGCGCAACCGACGTTCAGCGCGACGGCGCTGGCAATGTGCTGGGCTTCCGTGACGCGCAAGGTCATTGGACCGTCAACATTGACGGTGGCACCCAGGAAGCGCCCCAACCAGTCACGCCGAAAAGCGCATCTCCTGATGAAATGCGTACCGCCCTCGGCTCGCGCGGTTCCAATTCAGGGCTAGAGGCAAACCCCAATCTCGCACCCGATGTTGCGGCGCATGTCGATCGCCTGACGCAACAAGGTGTTCCGCTCGACCAGGCGGTACGAGAAGCTGAAATCACCGCCGTTGGCGCAAAGCCGACAATCGCCAACGTCACGCGCAATCCAGAGGATCAGGCTGCCGTTTGGGAAGGGGCCAAGCAGGCCACTCCCGAGGGGCGCGCATTGTCCGCGCAGATCGCGCAGAACAATGCGGCAGTGGTCAATCGCGTGCAGGGCATGGTGCAAGACCTGGGCGGCGTCCCGGCGCAGGGAGAATCGGCTGAGACGGCCGCTACCAGCCTTGCCAAGGCGAGCGACCTTGAGCGCCAGAAGGTGGCCGACCTGTACGCCAAGGCCGCGCAAAGTGGTGGCGAAGCGACCGTTGATGCGAAGCCTTTTGCTGACGTGTTCCAGACGCCTGAGGCCAAAGCGCCCGTGACCAATGAGGGGCGCGCCTTCGTCCAGGGGATGCGCCGCCAACTAGCCGCGCTGACCGATAACGGAGAAAGGCCGCTCACTGCGTCGGATCTGGAGCGCCTTCGTCAGACCGCGAACGATGCTTATGATCCGACCGCCGCCAAGGAAGTGAACCGCCTAGTCGGACAGTTCAAGGACGCGATCGACGCGCGCTTTGATGAGATTGGACAGGAAAGCGATTCCTATAAAGTCGCGCGTCAGGCTCATAAGGCATGGGCGACCCAATACGACAACCCCGAAGGCATCGCCTCGCTGATCAAGCGCGATGCCCAAGGCAATTTCGTCAACGGCGATAATTGGCGCAAGGCAGAGGGTTTCGTCGGATCGACGGCCGACAAGCCCTTCGTGCAGATCGTTAACCAGCTCAAGGCCAACGGCGACACGGCCGCCATCAACCGCCTGAAGGCATCCATCCTCCAGCGGGCCTATGAGCGCGCCACGAACAACGCGACCGACAAGCTCGGCAATGCGACGCTGAATGGCAAGCTGTTCTTCGCCGAGCTGAACAAGGTCGGCACGGCCAAGCTGAACGCCCTATTCTCGCCGGCCGAGATGTCTGACATCGCGACCACGGGCCGCGCAGCCATCCATATGAACGAGGCAGTTCCAGGGACGAATAACACCTCCAACACCTCGTCGGCTCTCGTCAAAGCGCTTCAGGCGCAGGGCAAGAAGTCGGGCAAGGTCAAGACAGCGCTCAAGGTCGGCGCGCATGGCGCAAGCCTCGTTACAGGGCATCTTGGGGGCAATATCGCCACCGAAGGCGCCGGCAGGGTCGTCGATGCCGTCACGGAGCATGGCAAGGCAAGACAGCTCGCGAAAGCGCTGCGTGAGGCGTCAACTCCGGAAGCGCATCGCGCCTCGCAGAAAGCCGCACAGGAACGCCTTGCCGCCGCAATGAAGCGCCGCGCGACCGCCCGATCCGCCTCATCCCGCGCCGCGCCCCTTGCCGCCGCGCTCAAGCAGCACAGGGGGAAATAATGCCCTTCCAAGGTAACGGCACGTTCGCCCGGATCTATCGCTGGCAGACCGATGCGGCGAATGGCCTGAACATTGCAGCAGATCGGTTCGATGCGGAGGATGACGGCTTCGCGACCGGCCTGTCCAACTGCATCACGCGCGACGGGCAGAGCCCGCCAACTGCCTCCATCCCGTGGGGCAATCAGAACCTGACCGGGGTCAATGCGCTGTCCGGCGTGAGCTTTGCTTTTAGCGGGGCGGGAACCATTGGCGGCACGCTCGGCGTGACTGGTGCCGTTTCGCTGACCGCAGGCATCACGGTCGGAACGACCTTGGGCGTGACGGGCGCCGCGACAGTCGGCGGCACTCTTGCTGTGACGGGCGCAGTAACGATCACGGGCGGCCTTGTGGCCGGAACCACCATCAGCGACGGCCGAGCCTCTCCGGCGCAGCGCGCGATCGGGTTCCGCGGCATCCCGGTCCCATCCGCGATCACGACATCCTACACGCTTGTCCTCGGTGATGCGGCTTGTTGCCTTGAGGTGGGATCCGGAGGCTCGATCACCATCCCCCCGAACAGCAGCGTAGCCTTTACCCCTGGCGACACGATCATCCTGCAAGAGACGGCGGGTGCAACCAAGACGATCACGCCCGGTACCGGCGTGACGCTCCGGCAGACGGGCACCACGAACACCGGATCGCGCACGCTCAAGGCATATGGCCAGGCAATGCTTCGGCGGTCGAGCACGACCGATCTTTGGTTCTGCGCGGGTGACCTGACATGAGCGGGGTTCTTTGCGCCGCGTCGGTCATGGGACAGGCCAGCGCGCCGCTTCCTCCCGTCACTGGAACTATAAGTTGGGTTGGATCGGCTCCTGAGATTGTTTCCAGTTCCTCTGGGACCACATCAGGACACTTCCACTGCACTGGCTCTGGGGGCTCTGGGGGGCCTTACGGCTTTTCGATGTATTGGACCGGAACGCACCCGAATGTGGCGTTCACCAGCGTGAGCTCCGGCGAGACGACCGTGAATTGGTCTGGTCTCAATATCGGTGACGTGGGTGCCGGCAATGCCAGTGCGATCGTAACCGATCTCAACAGCGGAATGTCCTGCGATCTGTACGGCGACTTCGGGCAGTTTGCCGGCATGTCAGTGAGGCGAGACAGCTGATGTCGTCCCCGTGGACAGTCTCGATCCTGCTCATTGGAGCGGTGTGCTTCATCTTCTGGGCGATCATCACCTGGATGCCCGATGCACTCGCAGGGAATTACGCATGAGCCCGCCAGCAAGAGGACCGCGCCAAGTGGACGAATACGATCTTGGTGTCGCGCGCGATGTTGGCGAAATGAAGGCCGACATTCGCACAATTAAACACGATCTAGTCGGGTTGCAGCAGTCGTTCACGCTCATCAACGACAAGATCAATAACCTTGGAAACGACAAAGCAAGGGGGCTCGGCTTCTTCGCCGGAGCCTCTTTCATCGTCACCACATTCGGAGCGCTCCTGATCGGATTGGCTAAACTGATCCTAGTCGGGGGCGGCGCGGGAGGGACACACCCATGACGGCTCTAGGACCAATCACCAATCTCACGATCCACTGTGCCGCGACGCCGGCAGGCCGGGACGTGAAGGCAGAGACCATTTCCCAATGGGATCAGGCGCGGTTCGGGCAGACCAGCTATCATTGGGTGATCGAGCTTGACGGCAATGCAGTCCAGACGCTGCTGGACACGGTGAAGGGTGCCCACGTCGGCGGTCACAACACCGGAAATATCGGCGTTTGCTATGTCGGCGGCGTCGATGCGGACAATAAGGCACCGCAGGACACGCGCACGGCAGCTCAGACGGCCACGCTTCTGCGCTTGGTGCGGGAATATCAATCCAAATACCCCGGAATCATTGTTCAGGGGCATCGCGATTGGCCCGGCGTCGCCAAGGCCTGCCCGAGCTTCGACGTGAAGGCATGGCTGCGCGCAGCGGGGGCTCTGGCGGCATGAGCATCCGAGACATCCTTAAGAACGCGGCGGGCGAGTATGAAACTGGCCGCACGCTGCTCGTCTATGGCGGCTTCATGGCCTTCACGACGCCGCCCGTTTTCATGGCGTGGGCGATGCATCGTGGGCAGCAATACGACATCACCGCCTATTGCCTCGCCTATGCCGGCCTGATCGTGGCCTTGGCGCCGACAATCGTCAGCATCGGCAAGAAGGGCAAGGACGACGCGACGGCCCGCCAGATCAGCACGGGAGCCCAGCCATGAGCATCGGTGGCTGGCTCTTCCGCCGCGCCGCTGATGCGGCCGTTCCAGGCTCCGGTGTGGCGCTTGGGCTGCTCGAAAAGCTCAAGCCTCTCATACCTTATCTGCTGGCGATCGTCGCGGTGCTCGGCGTCGGTCTCTACATCCACCATCGCGGTTATATGGCCGGAAAGGCGGAGATCGCCGCTCGATACGACGGCAAGATGGCTCAGGCCAAGGCGCGCATGACCCATGCACGAGACGTGCTCTCAGGCGCCGATTCCGTGCTCCGCGCCCAATCGGCATCGATCCGGTCTCAGGTCGCAGCACAAAACGCAGCGCTATCGAATGCTCGAAAGCTGATCGCCGAAGCCGACAAGCGCGATGTGTCTCGGCGCGCGGAGATTTCAACCCTGAAAGCCGCTGCCGCGCGGCCGGTGGAGGGGACACCTTGCGACAGCTTGCCTGAAGTGAAGGACGCTTGGAAATGAACTATCTACTCGCATACCTCATTGGCGCTGGGTTCAATGCCGGCCTCTCTGTCGGCTCCGGCTCGTGGCGCTCAACCTCGTTCGCGCGTCGGATCGCATGGCTTCTTCTGTGGCCCTATTTCGTCGCGCGGTTCGCGCTGATCAGCTTTGTGTTGAGCCGGTCATGATCCGTCGCCTTCTCGCCCTCGCGGTGGTCTCGGTCATGCTCCCCGGTGGCTGCGTGGCTGGAGATCAGGGCGTCCCCAACGTCCAATACAAGACCGTGACGCTCGATCATCCGGTCCCCTGCATTCCGGCCGACAAGAAGCCAACGCTGCCCACAGCACTCGGGCCAAAGCCGGCAGACGCGCGGCAGGGCGAGGCAATGCTTCTCGCCAAGCTCCAGGAATGGCTCAGCTACGGCGATCATGCGCAACCTCTGCTCGACGCCTGCACTAAGATTGAAGGTAACTAAATATGGGCATGAGTTTGGGCCTTCCGACGTTCGCCTTGAATAGCACGGCGATCAGCAGTGGGACGGTTGTGCCTGCATCCTTCACCCAGCCCTACGGACCGTATTATTCTGACCTCGGCGATAGCCGAACGGTCCAGAACTATGCGTCGTCAGGTCCAGCAACCTATGTAGGATTGTTCACCGACAATAAGCTGCGGCCAAGCCCAACCTGGAACAAAGGTGGCACCTTCGGCAAAGGGGGCATTGGCGGCCAAAATGCCGTGGACGCGGTGGCATGGCCACGCAATGCCGGCAATATCTGGACCAACTGCTCCCTGGCCAGCAATGGCAACGGCACCGCAACCCTAACGGTTAACAGCGGCGGCGGAGGCGGCGATAACTGGTCGGTTGGTGTTTATCTCTCGGGAGCGGGGCTGACCGCTCGCACGTACAAGGTAACCGCGCTCGGCACCGGAACCGGAAATACCGGGACATATATTGTGACGCCGGACACCGGCACGATCGCCGGCCCGCAGTCGATCAGGCCGGTATATTACGACACGAAGACGATCGCTGAGGTTGCCGCAGATCAAGCGGCAACCGTCGTGATTTTGCTGGGAACCAACGGCGCAGGCGCGACAACTGAAACCGCTGCCGTTGTGCAAGCGATAGCCGGCCTCACCACACCGGGCTCGGCATATCCAGGGTATCGGCCGAATAATGAAAGCACCGACCAGCCCTTGCCGCTCTATAATGGCCTGGCGAAAAATATCATTCTGGTGGACGAGCTGCGGAAAGGTGTCACCTATCAGAATGTCGCGAGCAACGGCGCCGATAATACCGCGTTGCACACGCATGCGCTGACCCTCGACAAATACCATTATGCGAGCGGCGACCCGCTGGCGAACAGTCGCGTCTATGTTGCTCGGTGCTTCGATGATCCGACGATTGCGAACCTGTCGAGCGCAACCAGCGGCAACCCGAGCTATCTCCCGAAGGCGGGATATTTCGTGGACGGCCTGCACTGCACGGGTGTTCTATCGTGGTGGATCGGCAATATTATCGGCCAGGGCAACACCGCCGATGGCTTCACGTCGGCTGGCCTTTCCTCGCTGCTGACCAGTTTCAATTCCACGGCGAACCTGGCCGATACGACCAATTACACCAGCAATGCCTACCTGAACTCGAATAGCTGTTTCGTGCTCGCGGATCAGACGGGTGGCACGGTCAGCAGCTTCACCAGCAGCGGCGGCACGTTGACGAACGGGACGAGCAACCTGCCGCGAGGATTTGACTTCAGGGGCACCAACTGCACCGGGCTCAGCCTTGACGTAAGCTACAATGCGCTCAGCGGAAACGACGGCTACGAACTTGTCTTGCGTCTCCACGGCACGCCCACGGCGGACGGTAGTTTTACCCTATTCGGGTCAAATGCCACCTCGGCAAAGCGCCTACTGATCCAGGCGACCGATAATGTTCGCCTCGCCTATCGCGAGCGTCGCAACATCGTCAGCGGCCTCATCAGGGATTGTCGCGGCGCGATGGTCACGCCGACGTCGGCCATTTCCGTCAAGACATATGGGGCGGGCGGCCTCTACACCGGCACCGATCGCACAACGATGATGCTGCTGAATAACATCCAAAATTCCGGGCTCAACGGCGGCACCAATGACCCGAACGCGGCGGCGAATAGTTCGACCTATTTCGTCCCGCAGACCGACGACGCGACCGGCAACACAAACCCGGCCAATGCTGCGGTCCAGTATGCCATCAACTGGTACACCGGGCAGGACATCGATATGTATGTCTATCTGTCGAGGGTCACCCTATCGCGGAACTAAGTTACCAGATCTTATCTGCCTCCGGCAGGTCAGAACCTCGCGTGAGGATGCGCCAAATCACTTGGCTAGCTCGGGCGAGGAAGCCAACCTTCTTCGGCTTAACAATCTCTGCCGGCGCGAAAATCTGTGGTTTCATGTGCAATCTCCCCCATGGGGTTGTTACACGCTTTGACGCTACTAAACAACGGGTGGTCGTGTCCGGAATGGTCTAATCCATCAAAGCCACTTACCGCCGTGGCTTCATCTGCAGCCTGATCCCGTTCAGGGACGCATTGACGTTCTGGGATCGGACGTGAGGGTTTTCGGCATCGGCCGAGTTCCAGAATTGGTCCAGGGGCCAGCGCTCGCGGCAATAGGGTAGAAGGGCCTTCAGGGCGGCGCGGACCTCTGGTGTCTTGACGTGCTCATTCGGCGCGCGGGCGTTGGCGGATTCGAGGATGGCCAGGGCTTCGTCGGAGGTCATGTGTGGGGCCGATTAATCCTTGTTGCGAAACAGCCCTGAATATGTTAGCGAGGGGCTTCGCTGCGGCGGCGTGGATGGACACGTGGTCGATTGGGTCCGTAAGACGACCAGCGCTTAACAGAATGCTCCCTCGGTTTGGGAGAGGTGGCAGTTGCGCAGCCCGGGTGCACCAATTCCCTTCGGGGCTACGGACACCGCACCTGTAGTTAGAAGAAGAGGTCTAGCCGGTATCAAGCCCGGCCCGCAGCGATCTATTCCTTCTTGTCGAGTATCCTATCGGTGGCGTCGGTGTAGGTGTGGATTGGGAGCGGGTCGTCGTGGTTTAGAAGCGCGACCAGATCGGCAGCTAACTCGTCATCGGTGCAAACGCACATGGGCGAGCTTTCGGTGCGCCGATAGACGTTCGGCCCAATCGCGCGCAGCGGGTAATCCGCAGAAGTTAGTGGTCCAGGCATGTCACCCTCTCTGCTCCAATGTAGATATCATGGCTTGCCAGATGGCAACTTCACCATGAGGTTTGAACCCCGCAAACCCTTGTCCTTGCGGATAGGCCGAAAACACTTGCGCCGCGCCTTCTGACTGGCCCGCATGGCACATTTCGGGCGAAGGATCCTTTAGCCTTTCGAGGATTGCGTCGAGGGCGGCGGTGGCTTCACCTTCCCAGTCCGCCCACTGACTTTTCGCCCGGGCAATGGCTGCCCCTTCGTCCTTGGCGCTGACGAACTCGCCTTTGTGATCACGCATGTTCGCGATGGAAATCGCTTCTGCCGCCACGCGGATCAACTCATCTCGTAAGCTCATGCTCTACTCCCCCTGAAGGGTGCGGGCGGGATTATGCCGGAACACATTCGAACAGCTGCCCGTCATAGGTCAGACTGGCGCGCATCGCCTCAACCCGCCGCTTGGCCTCGGCCTCGTCATAAGCCCACACCTCGGTCGAATAGCGGCTGCCGTCCATCTCATAGCTGAGCAGGAAGCAATAGAGCGGACGCCCATATTCATCCTGGCGTACGAACTCAGCATCCGGTTGCGCGGCTGCGTTCCTGCGCGCTGTCAGATCGATGACGTTTCCTTCGTCCTTCTCCATCTCACTCTCCCTTGGCTGTGGTGGACTAACTTAGATTATGGCGCCTGCCGCGTTCCGCGTCACCGCCGCTCGCGTGCTTCGCATGGAGCCGCTACGCGTCTCCACCCTCCGGGCTTTGATCGGCTGGCGGTTATTCAATCTCCTCCGCAGTGGCCTCCCAAGGCTGAGGGCAATAACAAACATTCCCCTCATTGAACGCCCTCACAGCCTCCCAATCAGCCAAATTGTCGATAGTATAATCGCTCTCAAAGGCCTGTTCGATTGCCGCCTCTTCGCTTTCCGCTTCGACCATGATTTCCAGATGGCCAGCGATTGGGATTGTTACGAGATATTCAGCCATTATCACTTCCTTTCATAGCCCGGATCGAAACCGATAGGCCGAGACGCGAATGCGGCTCGGTGCGAAGCATGAGAGCCGGATAAGCTCACATT